GGCGGGGCGCCAAACCCGCCCTGCCTTATTTTCTTATGACGCCGCGTATCTCCAAGCGCTGTTACCCTCTAGCTTGGCTAAAAGGTGCTGCCTAGCCGTTTGGAACTCCTCGCCGATCAGGCCAAGGCGTAGAAGCCAGGTCCGAAAGGTAAACTTTTCGTTCGTGGTAGCCGTTTTTCTGGCCGACGCGCTCTTTTGTGCAATTGCCTGGTGGCTGACCGCCAGGCAAAGCTGTACGTACGCTTTTATCTTCCCGGCGTGAGTGGTGGAATTAAAAAGCCTGAATTCCACCGTCCCTTTCGTAAAGACAGAATGGAAATTCAGGCCATGATATCTGCTTGCGTGATAATGGTAGTTGGTTTCCCCACTATAGGGTTTATACCAAAGTGTTCTTAGTGCTTCCATGGTGGCAGGTTTAGTGCGGTTAATATCTTCTATCAAGCTGCCATTCACCTTTTGGCAAAATCTTCTCATCCGTACCTCGTCAACTTCAAGGGCTTTATAGAGCATGTCCTCTTTGCTAGCCATCAGGTTGACCAGGTTGCGCAGCGTTTTGGCGGTATGGTTGGCGGCATCGACATGAATATGGATGCCGCAGCTACTATTGGTGAACGCGCCTGCCTCGCGAAGTCTTCTGACCAGTTCCTGGACTGTTTCGATGTCTTCGTATCGGCTTTTTGGTGAGACTACCTCGACCTTATATTCATCTCCTGCCGATGTCCGTGCGCCGTTTACCCTTTTTTGAGCCGTAATGCTTCCATCCTTAACCACTTGCCAAGTGCGACCTTGGCGATCAGTTACCCTATAGGTGCCATATGAGGCGCTCTGGCGGCCGAGGCTTGTACCAAAATAGGCGGCGATGGTTGTTGCTGCTTGGTATCTAGTGATTCCGGTGAGTTCAATTTCGATGCCGAAGTACTGGTTTTTCATGCTGCTAACCTCCTGTGCTTTTGGTCACTGTCATGTTACCTCCAAACGCACAGCAAATCAACTAAATTATTCGATTTTTACATGTTTTTCTTTTATTTTCTCATCATTACTCTTATTTACGTCATTTATCACACATTTACTCTTTTAAGCCGTTTCCCAAGCCCTTACAATACCTATCTTAAGTAATTTATACGACAGTGTCAGGAGTAGTCAAATACGCCTTTCGCCTTTTCACTGCCTCATGAACCTGTTCTTTTGTACGGAAAGAGCCGTTGCCCTCTAATTGACCAAGGAATAGCTTCCGGCTGGCACTGTACTCCTGACCAATAAAACCGAGCCGGAGCAACCAAACCCGGAATGTGTATTTCTCATTGTCTGTTTCCTTTTCATTTGGCGTAGCATGTCGTTGCATCATAGCAATAGCATTTACTGCAAAGGCAAATTGAATATAGGCAGCAATGGCCTCTGGATTCAGCGTTGCAGCAAACCAGCGTAAGGTGATCGTATCCTGAGTAATCGCAAGACCCGGCGAGACTTCGCTACCTGCCACTTCCAAAAAATCCTCAATCGTTTTGAGAGGAACGGTGTTAATTTTCTTCACTTTCTCAGGGATTATAAAGAGTTGGCCAGTGCCCATCGCTTTAGCAATTAGCCGTTCCTTGCCTGAAAGGATATTGACAAGGTTCCGCAGCGACCTCCCCCAGTGGCCATCAATCGAGAGCGTTACTGCCACTCTCCCTTCCGCTTCTATCCCATTCTCTTCAAGGACTTTCAAGACCGCGAACAGTTCGGTCACATTGTCTAGCTTTACTCCTTCGGTAACAATTGCGCCAGCCTTATCAACAAGCCACTCACGTCCGCTGCCGTTAGGCTCGGTGATTAGATACCCAAATCCCCGCGTGCCTTGGTAAACCGCCTGTGTGTCAAAATGGGCCGCAATCAGAGCGGCCACTTCCTTTCGCTCGCGACCAGCCACCTGCATATGAAACTGAAAATCGTGCTTTTCCATAGAAAGCCCTCCCTTGTTCGTTTCGTCAGTGCACATGTTACCATGGACACGCGGGAAAGCAAGTTAATTCTTTACCTAAAGTAGAAGCCACTCAATGTTGAAACTCATCATGTCGCGGCCTCGCGAGCGGCATCGGCATGGGACGTTTTCCCTCCATCCCTTAACAGAAACACGTCCTTATCACTTCCGACCTGGGCAATATACCGGGCGACAATCACGTCGGCATACACCGGATCGATTTCCGTGGTATAGCAAATGCGCCCGGTCTGCTCGGCGGCAATCAGCGTGCTGCCGGAGCCGCCAAAGAGATCAAGGACGATATCGCCGGCCTTGCTGCTGTTTTGAATGGCATTGGTCGGAATAGCTATCGGCTTCATCGTCGGATGGTCGCTGCTGCGGCTAGGCCGGTCAAACGGCCAGATCGTAGTTTGCTTACGGTCACTGTTCCAAGTGTGGGCCGCACCTGGCTTCCATCCGTACAAAATCGGCTCGTGCTGCCAGTGGTAATCCTGGCGGCCAAGCACCATGCTGTTTTTTACCCAGACAAGGCATTGCTTTAACAGCCAGCCGGCATCCACCATGGCCCTGCGGAAGTTCAAACCCTCGGTATCGGCGTGACACACATAAATGGCACCTCCTGGCGCCACAGCTTCCAGCATATTTGTATAGGCTTGCAAAAGAAACTTGTAAAAATCACCGTCAGCCATACTATCGTTTTGAATTTTAAGGCTGTCCGCCGTTTTACCAACGTATGCTACGTTGTAGGGCGGGTCGGTAAAAACCATATTGCACAACTTGCCGTCCACAAGCCGTAGGACGTCTTCTGCTTTAATGGCATCGCCGCAAAGCAGGCGGTGCCGGCCCAGTAGCCAAACATCTCCCGGCTTAGTTACCGGGATTTTAATCTTAGCGACCTCTTCCTCCGCGTCGAAATCATCCTCGACCGCCTGCTTTTTAACCGGCTTCTCCTCTTCACCGTCCAAGACGGAAGCAAGCAAGTTTTCAATCTCCAGATCATCAAAGCCAGTGAGTTCGATGTCCATCTCGGTTTGCTGCAGTTCAGCCAGCAAATCCTGCAGCTTTGGCAAATCCCAATCACCGCCTGTCTTGTTAAGCGCGATGTTGAGAGCTTTCTCCTGATCCAGCGGCAGGTCTACCAGAGAAACATCGACGGTTTTGTGTCCCATCGCTTGGAGAATTTTTAATCGCTGATGGCCACCGACTACCACATAGCCCCGTTTGTTGACGATAATCGGGTCAATATAGCCAAAGGTAAGAATGGATTTCTTGAGCTTCTCATATTCTTTGTCGCCCGGCTTTAAGTCGATGCGCGGGTTGTACGGAGCAGCGTTCAGTTTTTCGATTGGTAGTTTGATGATTTCCAAGCATTTTCCCCCAAACAAAAAAACGCCCGCATAAACGGACGTTTAAGAATTTCAGTTTGCAATTGTTGAATACCATGTTTTTACAACTTTCAAAATCCGACAACCCTCAATAACGCTGAATTTGCGTGTTTGAAAAGTTGAAAGGTTGAACAAATTTTTTTAATTTTTCGCGGGAATTTATCGCGGCATACGCGACCCCTGCGGCCCCCACCCTCTAAGAAGGAACCGCCCGATTTATTCCCAGGAAATGGCGGGACGCTACCGGATCGGTCGGCACTGCTTAGGGACAAATGCACCGTGTTTCCGTTCCACGGGCGGAGCGTTGGCCTGCATCGCCTCCCGACTCGTGATATAGCCACTGCACTGTCCGTGACACCATTCCACTCGATTCGCCATGCAGACTTGGGCACCGTGATTCAGGCAGTCCGTCCGACTACACACTACCGTTGGCATATGGGCACCTCCACAAATAGAAAGACCGCCCCAAACGGGACGGCCTCAAAATATTTCGATGGTATCATTATAGCACGGTCAAAGCCAAAAAAGTGTTGCCGATTTGTTTCCTATATTGCTTGCAAGGCGGTTACTCCAAACAGGGCAACAGCAAACTTTCGAAGGGCCTTGTCTTTTATCTCATACACCGTCCGTCTGGATGTTTGGCTATACCCAAGACTGCGGGCAATGTCCTCCTTCTCCAGCTTCTTTATATACCACATGACCAAGATTTCCTTGTACCGTTCGCAGCCGGGGTCCAGGCAGATGGTATTTAATATATCCTCGACTTTTGCCATCTCGATTAAGGTTAGCTCCCTCATCTCCTGCCACTTTTGCAACTGATAAATTTGGTTAATAGCATCAAACGAGCGGGAAGCCCGAACACCGGTCACGTCCATCGTTACAGCCCCCAGCGCTTTCGGCGCGGACTGCCACATTAACTGACCGATCATCCGGTCGGCATGCTCAATGCTCTTGGTAAGCTCCCGGTAATAGCGCAGGTAATTTTCTGCTTCTCTAATGCAATCCACTGGTTAGTCCTCCTGCCTCGGGTTGATTGTCTCGCCGTTAGCCGCCTGCCGGAGCCATTTACTAAACTGATAGGCTTTGTCGATTTCTTTCTTGGGCTCATCTTTATGACCAAGCCGAAGTAGATACTTCAACGCATTGCCACGTAAATATCCCTGAAACTGTTCTGCCGGTAAATACATCTGCAAGATCTCTATAAATTCAACTGGAGCGATTTGATAATGTTTTTGCTGGGCCGCTACCCCTTTACTCAGTGGCTGCATCTTGTTTTTCTTAGATAGATGCTTACCCCAGCACTTTCGGTTGCAGAAATTCCTCTCTCTGATGTTGTTTTGGTATCTAAGGAAGCCGGAACCGCAATAATCGCAGGTAACCACTTTCTTGCCCATTTAGTCCTCCTGTACCGAGTGTATTTTTTCATCATTTTTTTCTTGGCTTGTTCCTTGGCTTTATCGGCAGCTTTCTGCTGCTTCTCGGCCCACTTAATCCGCCGCTTCCATTCGGAATTAATCGGCAGCATATTCATGGCTTGTCCTCCCATTTCTCATTTCACGGGTCACAACCGGGTCACAAGCAGGGCACACTTCGGGCACAAATGTCATGAGAGGGAAAACCGGGAAAACCCGCATAAATACTGACTTTTTTAAGATTTCTGGTCACAGTCTCTATATAAGATATATATACTATATATATTTATATATATTGATAATTCTTCTTTTATATAAAATAGTAGTGACTACTGTGACCATTAGTGTTTATAAGGGTTCCAGCCGTTACCCATTGGTGACTTTCTTATGCCATTAGTGACTTTACGCCCCTTGAACCTTTGCGTAAATCCGAAAAGACTTGCCGTCTATTTTTTTAAAGACCGTTTTAAACAGGTTCTTGCTGCTTAGAATCCGGCCAAAATTAATATTGCTCACCGGCACCAGACCGTTCTCCCGGCACCAGGAAGCGTATTGCAAATAGACATCCCGTGCAATTTGATTTTCTACTGAGTGACTTTCGACAAACAGTAAGATCGGGTTGTTAATGCCCTCATACAGCTTCAATTGTTCAGTCACCTGGGCACTGTTCGTAAATTTTTTATTTGCGATCAGCCGCTTGAGTCCGGCCACGGCCAGCTTCAGCAGATACTTCATGCCGTTTTCGGTGAGCAGCTTATCCTTGATAAACGGGTCGTAATCCGGATCGCTCACGCTAAATTTGGCGTTGAACGGGATGATAACCAGGCGGCGCATAAAACCGTGGCTTTGGTCGTTTATCCGGGGCATCTCGTTCGTACAAAAAACCAGCGTAGCATAGTTGTCCAGAATGAAGGGCGTTTCCCCTTTGTTCTCGACCATGATACTCTCGCCCGTAACGAGCTTCTTAAAGATGCTGGAGTTCTCCCGGTAGTTAGAGCTGATATCGTCGCCGATGTTCGCCAGTTTGCCGAATAGCTGCGCATTGACGAACCGCTTTTCGAAGTCGGCGGGTTCGAGCGTAGCGATATTTTCTCGCCCCAGCATGGTCTTGATCATGTCAAGAAAGGTGGATTTTCCGTTTTCGCCGCCGGCGGTCAGAAAGAAGGTTTTGCCGAAGGATTTTTTCCGGTACAGGCAATACCCGATCATTTCTTCTAGCAACAGGCGCAGGTTTGCATCCTTACAGGTGATTTTGCCGAACACCGAGTCGACGGTCGGGTCATAGGCGGCGGGATCGTAATCGTAAGGTATCCTGTTCTTCAGGACAATCTTAGGATTGTAATCCAGCAGACTGTCGGTTTCGATGTCGTACACTTTGCTTTTCAGGCCAATATAGCGCGGCTCGGCCAGACTTGTTTCGGTGTCGCAGGTCACCTGGATATAGCGCAATACCTCATTACGCTGGCTCGATGTTAAGGTCGGAATTTTGTCAAGCATTTTCCGCTCGAAAACTTCCCAGTTATTTGTATACAGGCCGTGCCGGTAAATATGCAGCACGCCGTTAATCCTGACCACATGCTCATTGTTTGCAAACCAGCGGGCAAATCCGTCGTGTAAAAACTTGCCGCGTTCGTTGAAAAATGTCTCCGTCGGAAACGCCTCGTCACGGGTAATGGTGTCGATCTCCCGCTGCGTGAGCGGCGTTTTGAGGATAAAGCGGTTAATGAGGTTGATGGCCTCAATGATGGAAGGTTTCGCTATTCCGGCTGATTGCAGCTTGATAATATAGTTAAACAGTTCCTGGTTCCGGCCATCGCCTTCGCCGAAATGAAACCAATCCACCGGGGTGATTTTGACTGGCCGCAGCCAATCAGGCAGCTCGTCAGGTTCCTCGGTCTGGTTCAGCCACTCCCTGGCCGTACCGTTCACCACCAGAGGAACAAGGCTGTTTTTTACGCCCACGCCGACATCGATTTTAATGCCAACCGGGGTGTACGCCTTGACCGACCGGTTTTTCACTCCGTTCACGGCCGGGTTTTTGAAATAGAAATGCAGGCCCCTGCTTGTTTTTAAGATATTGCAGTTGAGTTCCAGGTAATTAACGATGTTGTAAATGATCTCGGCCTGTGCTTTGTTATCCACATCGATTTGGATGATATCGTCGGCCAGAACACCGGCATAGTCTCCTCGGTCCGGGGGAGACGGCCGCATCTCTTCCATCTTTTCGAGCGGCACCTTGCCCTTGGTTTGTAGATAGCCTTTATACATATTCACTTTGCACCGCCTGTCGAGAAGTCGTTAAGGCGTTTCCGGGCCACATCGATATACCAGGCAATGTCCAGCTTCGCCGGTAGCGGCAAGTTATTTACGTTGCCGTTTTCGATAAAGCAGCGTTCAGGGGTGTTGGCGATTTTTTCGATGCGCTCCAGGGTTTTCTGTTTAAACACGCCTGCGTCATGCCGGCTGCGGGAGGCAAATACGCGCAAGACGCGCTCGCTAAGAATTCTGTTGCCGTGTATAGCGTACATATATTTCCGCGACACCTTGACGATTTTCTGGAATTCCATCAGGTCCGTGCAGCTTGTGATAGTCTCTTCCAGCGGCGTCCCCTCGGTAAAATATTTGATTAACGCCTTGTTGACGATGGGCAGGTCGTTGTCTAAGACATCGAGCTTCTTGACATAGGCCCCTTTGGATTTATAGGTTTTATCCTCGTGAATGACGATGTAGTTGTTCACATCTTTCTGGAAGATACGCTCAAAGGTCTCGAATTCCAGCACCATGCGGGTGCGTTCTTCCCACTCGGCGCAAACGGCTTTGATAAAATCCACATTATCGCTTTGGAGCTTTACAATTACGCCGTCCGTGTTGGACTGGATGAGTTGACAGTGTGGTTCCAGTTTCTCGATGAGATCCAGCAGCAAAAGCTGACCGCCCACGCACACGTTGTTGGCCTGGCGCGGATCGTACAGAGCGTTGTATTTATCCTTCATCGCTCCGTAAGTGCTGTTAAGCACAATTTTGTACGGCTGCTGCATGGGGTTTTTCTCTTTTTTCAGCCGGAGGCGTTCGTCCCGGATTTGGCGGTACTTTGCGGGGTCGACGACGCTGCGGCTGAGATAGCCGTATTCAATCATCAGGGCGGGATAATAAGAGGCCACGTCGATGTTCAGGAACAGTCCTTCGCCCTGGTAATTGTCAATGGCTCCATGAATGCCGCCCCAGGCGAAAATGTGGGGAACGCCAGCGACAGTCGTTTTCAGCGACTTGCTATAGTCCCGGTTGGCCGGCTCGTTGTACCAATCGGCAATGTGCCGGTATTTACTGAGGCGCAGAGTGTCCGGCAGGGTGATCTGAAACTCGTCATGGTAACTTTGCCGGGTGGCTTCCAGGATGATGGCTGAAAGCTGCGGTTTTGTTTTCGCAATGTAACCTAGCGGTAATTTAAAGGCATTTAACAGTGACAGTTGGCTCTCAAACTCGTCCGTCCGGTTCAGGAACACCTCCATGGTTTGCTCCACATCATGGCGGCAGTATTGTTCGACCTGTCGCAGTTCGGCTGCGGTTAATTTGCGGGCGGTTTTGAAGCTGACGTCAGTTTCCCGGATGTCATTGCCCATATAGCCTTCAAGCTGTTTGAGGCCGTGATAGCTGGTCATAATGTCAAACACATAGAACGGAATCTTGTTGAAGGCGTTGGAATACTCCCAGCCCTTGCGGTCTTCAGCGATAATGAACTTGGATACTTCGTAAGGGTCAAAATCCAGTAATATTCCCTTCAGGATATACTGGTCATAGCTGCGCGAATTGTAGCCAATCCAGATTTCCTGTTTGTTCTTTTCATAAAAACGGCGAAGTTTCTCCGGGTCGTTGATAATGGTGTGAAAGGTCTGGGTGTTGGCATCCGCCAACACCACCAACCAATCATACAAAAAGACTTCGAAATCGAAGAAAATCATGAGTCGGAGAAAACATCCTCAATTTTGTAAGTCTTATAACCCTTGTCGTTTTCGCCGTAATCCAGAACATATTCCAATTTTTCCGTTTCAATGGCTTCTGCGATGTCCAGGAGCATGTCGTTGTATTGCTTGAAATGCTCAAAATCGATTTCCACGCCCGATTCCAGGCTACGCAAAAATTCGTTGGCCATGTGAATGCCAAAGCCGGTGGTCAGCATTTGGTAGTAGAAAACATACTGGCCCTTGTATTCGCCGGCGATAATTTTCATCCAGCAGGCCAGCATGGGATCGTCGGACTTCTTGCTGGCCTTCAGTTCCAGCTTAGTGATTTTCACTTCATATTTGCCTTTGGGCACATCCTTAAATTCCTGCTTGTTTTCCGACGCTTTCTTTACGTCGTCTTTGAGGCCGGTAGTATCGATTTTTTTATCCCATTTTTCCCAGATATTAGCCATGGTAAATTTTCTCCCTCACATTCAATTCAATTACGCAGATCTTCTGGAACGTCTTTTCGGCTTGTCCTCGCCGGTAGGTTCTGCCACCTCAGTTGGTGTCTCAGTCCCCTGTTCTTCGAGGACCTCTGCTGCCGGCTCTCCGGCAGCCGCCGCTGGCCGCGCAGGTTTTACGCTCATTTCCGGCTTGGCCGTCCGGTAGAGTTCCATGAATTTGTCATAGTCAAGCTCTACCCGGTCGGTGCCGAATTTCAGCCGCCCGCCGCCAAACTGCACGGTATCGGTTTTGAACTTAATAAAGCGGCGGTCGTCTTCCTCAATAATGACCCGGCCCACGATATCGACCATGCCGGCGATTTTATTTGCGTACTTTTCCTGCAGGTTGGGTTTAATCGTGGTCAGCTTGTCCCCATTGCGTTTGGTAATCTCGGAGATAATCTCATGGCTAATCAGGATGACGCCGTAACCGGCATTAGTAAGCCGGCGGATCTGGGGCAAAAACTCGGTCCGCACCATGTCATACCCCTTGCCGTAGCCGGCGTCGGCCTCGTGGGTAATGTTCAGCTTGTCGTACATATAAATCCGGCAGTGTTCCAGGAGGTCTTCCACCAGATCGATAACGATGGTCTTAAAGTCGTGTTGGCCGATGCACAGCGTTTCCACGGCATCTTTGAACATCTGCCAGGCGAACACCGTTTCTTTGATGCGGCCGTTTACCTTGATTTCGTCCCGGATAATCAGCCGGGCGCCGTCGACGTATTTGACGTTGCCGTCAGTATTTAAATGCAGCACGTCCGGGGCCTGGTTGGCAAAGGTGGTTTTGCCGCTGAACGGAACGCCGTACAGCCACAGCACCGGGGCGGTTTCCCGGTCCACCTGGACCCGTTCGTTTTTCGGTAAAATGAGCATGTAATCAATTCCTCTCATGCAGTATTCCTGGTAATCGCACCAGTCGCACAGTTTTGTTAGGTTCTTCGGATAGTCGGCTGCTGCCTGAATGCTTTGGATATCCTGGAAAAACCGCTCTACTTTTTGCGGGTCATATACGACCTCCGCTACGGTCACCTTTAACTCGTGCAGCGTATCCATCAAGCGCCGTCGGAACTGGTATAAATCCTCGGTTTTCTTTTGCCGGATCGACGTCTTGGGGATAAAGATATATCCCAGGCGGCTGACTTTCAGGCGGTGGACTTTTTCCAGGTAGTGCTTATACAGGTGTAACTGTTCGGATTCCAGATAGCGGTCCACGTTGTTCGAATACTTGAAATCGAAAACATCGACGGTGCCATCGCCATTTTTGACAATAAGGTCGATATAGCCGACGAAATCCCTTGTCTTGACTTCCAACTCAAAGGTGGACACATCGTAATCAATCAGCGCCCGCACTTTCGGCAGCAGGATTTCCAGCTTGATCATTTCGTGGATATGAAGATCGGTAAGAATGCTAAATTGCTCGGCATACCACCGCACTGCCGCCGGTATGCCCTCCTCGCAACCCATATGCATGGCCTTGCCGATCACCAGGGCATTGTCCGCCGCCGGGTCCTGGATGGTTTCGATACCGTCCAGATAACGGAGCTTGAATTTATAGGGGCACTGGACAAAGGTACTGACTCTGCTGTGGCTAAATCGCACCGGTCAGCACCTGCCTTTTGAAGCCTTCAAATTCCGACGGGCGGAGGATACGAGCATGCCCTCCCGCCTCCTGGATTTTGAAGAGATTGTATTTTTGTAGGACGGTGGTCTTGCCTTTTTCGGTCTTTAGCTCCAGAGCGACGAATTTGCCCTGGATGCAGCAAAGGATATCGGGAATGCCGGCCGTTTGATAGCCGCCGCCCCATACCTTCACGTGGTATATCTTCTGAGACCGCAAGAAGGCAATGACCTTGTCCTGAAACTGTTTTTCGGTCAACCGGCCTCCTCCTTAAACAGCGCGTCGGTAAAGTCCCGGCGCTGCTTTAACACTTTGAAGATTTTTTCTTCCACCGATTTCTCGGCGATGGAGTAATAGTAAAAGCAGGTTCTGCTCTGGCCGATCCGGTGAATCCGCTTCTTGGATTGTTCGAAAAGCTCGGAGCTTAGGGGCAGCGTGAAATAAATGATGATATTGCTGCGCTGCAGATTGTGGCCCATCGCCCCGGCCTGGTACTGGATGCAGGTGATGCTGTTCGAATGAGCTTCGTAATTTGCCAAATCCGTCCCGGCGCCATTGATATAGCTGATCGGCCGGTCGGTCATGGTTTTGATTAGTTCAAACTCGGCGGTAAAGTTGTAGAAGATGATGACCCGGTCGTTGTTGGAGTCGAGCAGGTCGCGCAGGGCTGACAGTTTGTTCTTGTTAAACTGGCCGCAAAGCTGCCTCTGATAAAGCAGTTGTTTCAGCGTCGTGTCGCCGACCAATTCGGTATTGTCCAGGGCCAGATACCTATCTCGCTTAAACTGGCGGTACTCCTTGGTCGCCTTGACCTTGACCATCGTTTCCACTTGCTCCGGCAGATCAAACACTTCCTCGGTCTTCATGAACACAGCGCCGTACTGGCGCAGCTTGGCTTTCAGCCGGTCAATGTTTTTATATCCAACTACTTTGGTGATAGGAAACCCACCGACCTCGATTTTTTCGGTAATGACATAGTGGTCATAGAACAGCTTTTTTGATATACCCCAACCGAGCAGGCGGCACTGGCTCCACAGTTCTTCATACTTGCCGCCCGTAGGCGTCCCAGATAGCAGGATGACGTTGGCCGGCTGCAGATTCAGAACATACTTGCTGCGTTTGGCCGTCTCGTTTTTGATCAGGCTGGATTCATCCAGAATCAGCGTAAAATCCGCCCAGTTGAGGTACTCGCTCCGCCGCCAGGCCAGATCATAGTTGACCACAGACACTGGCAGATCATAATGGGCCTCAAAATGCTCCTTCCAGTCGTCGATCTTGGATTTCTGACACACGACCAGGACCGGCTTGTCCAGTTCCTTCGCCTTTTCACCGGCAACAAAGGTTTTGCCGAGGCCCATGTCGAGATAATAGGCAACCCGGCTTCTGTCTTTGGTCTCAACCAGGCATCGTTCCTGATGGGGATAGAGCTGGATCATGGTTCCGCGTGCGGGCATCTCTTTTCGCAACGTTCATCAAAGTATTGCACCGGGATATTACGCGCTGTGGCCACTTCGATCTCAGCGCCCATGCCCTCGCTAATCCTCTTGCCGAACACCCAGAGTTCGTCCGAACGCTTCAGTAGTTCAAGCCCAAGGGCCATCCCCAGTTGCCGCTCCTGGGGTATGGTGTCATCCAAGAAGGCGGTGAAGATGGCGTGCGGCGCCAGCGGCAGCGCTCCTTGCTGAGCGACGAACCGGCAGTAGCCGTAAGCCTGCCGGATATTGGTTTTTATGTCTCCCCGTAAGGGAGAACAAACGTACACAAATTTCAAATTGCCACCTGCCTGTCTGGAAGTGTTAAGGTTTCGACGGTTTCACCGGGGAAGGCCCGGATTAGCCCGGCCAACAGCTTCTTCCCTACGGTTCGCCGGCCAGCCAGCGCATTTGACAGTGCGCCCCGACTGATTCCCGTTTGTCGGGCAACCCGGCATGGGTTCGTTTCATACTCGCTAAAGAGTTGCTGGACTCTGGCGCTATTCAGTCGCACTGTTGCTGCCCCTCATGGAGCAGCGGCTGGAACAGCTTGTCTACCAACTCCACTGCTTTCCTTTTTGCCGCCTTGCTGTCTAGTTCTGAAATCGTAATAGACTTGAGCTTGCTGCCTTTGGGAATTTTAATCTGGACTCCCTCAATCCAAATTTCCATCGTTTCACCTCTTTCGCTATGTTTGAGGCCGTAAAACTGCCTCTACCTTATAGCCACAAAAACGACGAAAGTTGAGGGTCTATCTCTAAAGTTTTTTCTTGTAAATTATGGAACTGGTAAAAAACTTAGATTTATCAAAGGCTTTCGGTTATTGATTTTGGTTCAATAACTTTCTTAGTTTTTTATAGATCAGATCCAAGCGATGGCTAATGGCTGATATAGTAACCCCTTCCTCCCTGGCAACGTCCGCTATCGTGCGCCCGTCACCAAAATACAGTTTCTGAAGCAAATTGCGTTGCTGAGGAAGCAGCTTGCCGAGCTCCTGGCGCAGGGCTTCCGTTGTTTCCCGCATTTCGATAGAGTCAGCAAGTTCCTCACTGGTTGCTGCCAGTTGAACGCCCAGTTCTGCTAACGCGTCAATCGAATGATGCCGTCGGCTTTCCCGCCGGTCACTATTTTTGACTTCCTTGTCAATGCCAATCAGCACTTTGCCGATTGCTTCCGACACCTCAATCTCCACCGCTTCTCCTGTCAGGAATTCATACTTAATTTTCAT